CCTAAAACCGTTTTACCGTTCTGACGCGCCACAGAAATAAGCGCTGCACGATTGATTAGATCACCGGTATCAGGCTCAACCTCAAAAACACCATCAATGGCGTAAAGCTGCCAATCCATCAGCTCAACCTTCATGTACTTACTAGCAAACTCAGCAACCAAATCTGCATAGAGAGAAAACCCTTTTCGAGCCGTTTCCAATCTGGGCTGAGTCCTACCAATCCCAGCAGGCCCTGGCTGGTTCGCGCCAGTTGTCGCCAGTTCGCTTTCCTTTGGGGATATATGGCCTAAACGCTTGCTCGGGGTTGTTTGTTGCTCCAAAAAAATGGGTTTTTCGGTTTTTTCGCCGTTGTGGGGTTTGGCGTTGAGGGCTTGGTTGCGTGTTTGTTGGCGTTGTGCTGTCTTGCGATTGACATAGATGGCTCCTCGTTTGGCGTTGCATGTGGGGCATGAGGGTACGAGGTTGCTGAGGCTGTCGTCTCCACCGGCATCGTGCTCGAGTAGGTGGTCTGCTTGGAATGTTTTGTCCCAGGGTTTGCCGCACCAGTGGCAGTCTGGGTGTCCTTCTAGGAGCGCTTGCCTGTTGGCTCGGTATTGTGCTGTGGTTTTTCTGTTGCCTGCCATGTGTGTCCTTGTCGGTGGTGGGTTGCCCCCTACTAGCGCGCCCCCCCGAGGGGGCTTGCTGTCAGGTTACAACTAAGGGTTGTGTGGTTTGTGCCAGCCCCCACTTTCAGTTTGTAACTGTGGCAGGTGGTTTGTGTAGGACGGTCAGCCATTCGCGTTTTAGAAGTTCGTACTCTGCACAGTGGCTTCTCCTAACAGCCCTTCAGGTCAAGTCATCTCAGGTGGTTAGGCGCACTGCTCTACCCTCGTTCCCGAGTGTTATGCCAACACAGTGCAATTCCGTATGTGGCCGTGGTCGTATGTAGTTGTTTAGGGTTTGCGCAGTTTCAGTATTGCTGCAATGCCGAGGCAGAATAGCAGGCCATACCAGAAGTTGAGCATTATTGTGGCCCTAAGCGTTCTGCGATGGCTTGCAGGTTCTGTGGTCGCCACACATGGTATTCCCCACCGGCGCTTACTATTGCCTCGCCCCAATCGAGCTGGTGCTCAGAAAGTCTGCCTAAATCTGTTTTTAGTTCTGCAAAGATGAGGCCTCGAGTTTTGTGTACGAGAACTAGATCGGGAAAGCCACGGCCATCAGAACGCCATACACCTGGCCTAACCATTTTGGGTGACGCGTGAAAGATTAGCCAGCCTTGCATTTTGGCTATGCGTATCACCTGGTCTTGAAAGATGGCCTCTGAGGCTTCAGTCATGGGTGGCACGGCGAAGTTGGCTTTCTAAGGTTCGGTTGATTTGCGACAGTCTTTTGCATTCCTCAGACAGAATGCTGATCTGTTTTAGCATGTTGTCAACACAGTTACATTCAGGGTCTGAGTTCAGGGTGGCTGTGCAATCTGGGTAGTGCCATTGTCCGTTGAGGCCGTAGGGCATCATGATGCGTGCTCCATAACGAGTCGTCCGATTACTTCTGCTACTTGAGGCACTACAGCGTTTCCGAGTCCTCTAAGTCTGTCCACCCGAGAGGGAATCCCATGAGCCACTCGACCCACATCGGGTTCAGATAACCAGTTGCTGTTGGTTCTGCTATTGCTACTGCTTGCACTATTCGTGACGAATACTTTTCGCCTTTCAACATCTGATCTCTTGTTGTTTCGATGCTTGTTGAGGTCACCCAATTGGCTGTTGTTGGGGTAGGCCACAATAATGATCCGTTCTCTGCGATGGGGCGCTCCCACTCCGGCTGCTGATACAAGACGCCATTCTGCGTTATACCCGATTTCGGCAAGGTCACCAAGCACTGATGCTCCTCCCATAGAAAGATGTCCCCGAACATTTTCCAAGATTGCGTATCGGGGTCGTAGTTCGCCAATGGCGTTGCGTACCCATGGCCATAGGTGGCGTGGGTCGTCCTCTCCACACCTTTTTCCAGCAAGGCTGAAGGGTTGGCATGGGTAGCCCCCACAAATGATGTCAGGTCGAACAATGTTTGTCCACTCGATTGATTTGATGTTGCCATGATTGACCACCTTTGGCCAGTGCTTGCTAAGTACCTTGCAAGCGTAAGGGTCTATTTCTGATTGCCAAATAATTTGCATTCCTGCACGCTCTAAGCCTAAATCTAATCCACCAATGCCTGAGAACAGTGAGCCAACTGTAAGAGTCATTTCTTGCTCGACTGTCCAAGCAGTAGGCCTGTCATAAACACGCTGAACACCATGATTACTAAACCTACAAACTCAGTCATTATCGACCTTCCAAAGCGCTGCAAGTTGAATTGTCAGTTCGTCAATGCGTGTTTGCATTAGCCCCACTTTTATTGACTCTTTGTAGAGCATCGCCTGTAGTGACTCGACCTTGCGCAGTAGTTCGTTGCGCTCATTTATTACATCAGACAGATGATCGCGCAAAGTGCCGTTGTCGCTCAAAATGGCTCCTCCTCGGGCAGTAGAATTTCCTCGGGCTCATTATTCTTGAGGGCTTCAATGGCCTTGCTGATTTTGAACTTGTCCCACGATGCCAGGTCTAATGGTGGAAGTTTGCCAGCCTCCTTGAGCAGTTTCTTATAAAGCCACACTTGCTTATCGCTTGGTGCGTTTGCTGGTCGCTCTGTAGTAACACCATCAGAGCTGGTAGTAGTGATGCGCTGCACCTTGCTCATCTCCTCACGGCTTGGTCGTTTGTTGAGGTCTGAACCTGCATAGCCAGCGTTAGCCAAAGCCCTGCCCACAGCGCCTGTTTCGCAGTTCTCCAGATGGCTGGTTTTGTTGATGTGCCCCTCGCCTCGGATTTCCTCAGCCCAACCTGTAGCAATCAAAACATCACCCTCAAAGAGTGACGCGCTAAACACAGCAGAGTTTTGTAGGTAATGCACTAAATCGGTAAGTACTCGAGGTTGTACGCCTCGCACATGGCAATCTTTTAGCCATCTGTCAAGCCTGTGGGCTACTGGTTCGTAATCGTCAAGGTTAAAGGCCACCGGCATACACCCTTTCCAGACGAGCAAGTTCCGTGGAAAGCGCTGCAGCACGAGCCTGCAATGAATCGATGATTTCTAGTAGTTCGCACTGTTTGCAATCAGCCTTTGGAAACCAGGTGCTGAGTCCGTGGTTGCATTTTTCGTGGTGTTGCATGCGCTTGATGCTTAGCGCTGGGTGCATTATTGCAAATGCTTCCTCAATATCCATGTCGGGTGTTCCTTTTCTAACGCTTACAGCGTCTTATTTTTATAACAGATGGGTGGTTTGATTTGCAGAGGTCATCATTTAGGCCGTTGCAGTTGTTCTTTATAGCACCCCAGCCGTACAGCCCTACAGGCCAGCGATAGCGCCCATTTTCGGTGTGGCCTTTGTAGGCAATCCGATCAACAATGCGAGCCTGCTGGGCAAAGGTAAGCAGGTGCGCTTTACGGTCTGATGTGTGAGCCCAATTATTCCATGTCTGTCTGTAAATGCCAAAGGCAGAAACATACGAGCGTGTGCGATGCTGCGTATTGTTCCCTGTTTCACATTGAGCGAGTTTCACATACCAGGCTTTAGGCATGGGGTGGTTCCATTCCTCTTGCGCGTGGGCTGGTGTCGCCATTAGAGCTGTCGAGAGTATTGCTATAGCCATTATTTTTTTCAATCCTCAAAAACCTCGGTAGGCAATCCCCACGCACTCCAAGTTTCATACCTGGTGGCCACTTGGGCCTGCACGATCAGATTTGTTTCAGGGTCTATAAACACCTGTACTAATAATTTCCTGTTGGCCGATACTAACGGTATGTACGTGTAGACCTTTGGCTTTTGGCTCACCGGTGATTCCACCAGGCTAAGAGTATGCAGGTCACGCCTATGCCCATGCCAAAGCCAAAAAGGCTTGACCACCAGAAAACAGCATCGGTGCTCATGACATGGCCTTTACAGCGTCTATGCCTTGTTGGGTGATTGCACACACAATGCCCTGAGAGCCACTTAGGAGCGCTCTACGCGTGCCTGTGTCTTGTATTAGTCCTAGTGTGCGTAAATCGCTGCAGCGCTTCCAGTAGCCCTTTATATCGTGACCTTCTAGAACGGCTCTAGCGCCTGCTTCCTCATCAGTCAGGCCAAGAGTGGCGTAAAAATACTGGCGTAGCAGGATTGCTCTGTGGCTTCCTACTCGTAAAGGCTTGATCTGCCTGCTGGTCTCAGGGTCGGTGTCCCTGAATAGTGGTAGGTCTGTAAAAAGCATGTCGGTGCTCCTTTGGTAGTTGGTTTTTTTACCATAGCAAAAACAAATTGCTATTGGTGGATACCTATGGCTTGGCTGGTTTTGGCAAGGCTCGCCACGCTGCCTCGAGGGCTTTAGCGTCTGTGGCCATGTCCATCTCAAGCTCATAATGTAGCCAGCACCCACCTGTACCGGCAGACTCCTCAGCGTTGGCATAGACCTTTACGCCTTTTACGCCTTCGCCCCTAGAACAGCGATAGCCACGGCCAAACTCGCCGTATTTGTAATCATGCAGTTCGACTAAGCCAATGGCTTCGGAATGTTCGATAAGCCAATCCCACAGCTCTTTAGCGTCTGCACGCCCTGCGCGTGTCGGTGGATAGCCAACATCACCAGCAACACCGAGGCTGTGCACACTCAAGGTTTTTTTGCCTCGCATGTTGCGAACAACCCAGGTGCCCAGATTGGTAAATGATGGGTAGCGCCGTTTGCATAGATCCATAAACTTCTCGGTGCCTGGCAGTTTGCTTTTGCCTGGTTCGGTCACGGGGTAGTAGGGGTATTTGCGTGTCATGGTGTTGGTGGGTCTTTTGGTTTGTCTTTGAGGCCGTTGCCTGCGAGTACCCCGATGAGGCCACCTGCGAGTGTCATGAGCATTGGTGAGAGGACTGCCCATGCTTCAGCATCGTTGGGTGCTTGGTCGAGTGGTTGAGTGACAAACAGCAGGCCGTAGATCAGTGAGGCAATGGCCATGACGAATGAGAGCGTGAGTCCAGCTGCAACAAAAAGAATGATGCGTGCTTTGATTTCCTCGTTTGACATTCTTTCTCTAGGCACAGCGTCCTCCTCCTATTTGTGTTTGTGTTCCGATGGTTTCGGGGGCTTTGTTTTTGATGCGTTCGCAGTTCACTCTTGTACGGTCTGAGCAGGCTGTGAGGGTGATGGCAAGCAGGCTAATCAGGGCTACGCGTTTCATGCTTGAAGCAGTCCTGTGCCTGAGATGTAGCGATACGCAACGCCACCTGTACCAGCAGTAACCCTATAAACACTTGTGAAAGTATTCAGACCAGCAGTAAGACCAGTAACAAAGATAGTTTTGCTAACACCTTGAATTTGGTTTACGCCACCTGCTGCGTTGTCAATACGCATTGCGTAGTTGTCTGATGCCGCAAGAGTAGTTGCACCTGACACTGAAAAAGAATGGTAACCCTGTGTCGTTCCGTTTAGTTGGAAGTTGCTACTAACGGTAATAAGAGCCGTAGTGCCTGTTCGAATACTGATAGCAGGGCCAGCTGTGGCTGGTTGTCCAGATGTGTAGTTAGTAGTTGTAAATGCTTCGTTACCTGTCTGCACAGCAGATGCTTCGGGTGTGATTTGAATCCAGTCTGTACCGTTATAAACCAGCATGGCTTTTTCGTCATTGAGATAAGCGTGGACACCAGCCACAGGAGAAGTTGCCCCAGTAAGCGCTGCTGTCAATGCTGAATAACTTGCATAATAAAGCAAGGTCTGTTGATTCACAGCCGTGTTCATTGAACTAGCCGTTAGCACTTCGCCAGTGGTATAGACCTTCAGTCCTGCATTTGTTGAAAGTGGCATGTTTAGTATCCTAACTTGTTGTTATCGAGCGTGCCGAAAGTCGTGCTATTGAGTATCAGGTAAGCGTTTAGATCAGCACCCGACACAAAATAAGTGTATGAAGCACCGGCAGGGGTAGCAGTCACACTCACACCTTCAATGAGACACTGGTAGGTCGTGCCACGGAAAGTCACACCAACCTGTGTACCAGCCGACAAAATAATTGAACTAGAAGCACCAATGCTGTCCAACTGAAAATCAGCCTGAGCCTCAGCACTACAAGAAAAAGAACTAATAGCGAAACGAGCCGTGCCGTAGTTACCCAGCAAATAGTTGCCGTAATCAGTGGCCTGACTTGTACTCGCATTGAGCGTGTTTGTTTGATACGCCCGATACGGAACAGCAGCGCCCGACTTCGTGACAGTCGCAGCTCCAAAAGATTCAGGTGTAACCGTCACCTGCGTATAGAAGTTGTCAGCCAGGCTGTCAAAGTTGATCTGGTTGTACACCTGATTAGTTGAGTTGTTAGCCACATCGGAAAAGTTGATTGTGCTGACATTTGAGTTGAACGGACTCACGAGCGTTGTGGCGTTACCAAACTCCCTGATGCGTGCATTGGTTGTCTGACAGACTCTCGCAACCCAGTCGCCCCAAGTGCTACTGACCGTGGTTGCAGCCATTGCTGGTGAACCAGTAGTGCCAGTCCACGAAAGCGTTAGCCCTGTCTGTGTGTTTGCAGCAGTCAATTGGTTTACAACCGTGTCGGCTGCCATTGCGTAATCGTTGCCCTGCATACGGCCAAAACGAGCAAAACCACCTTCAATGCCTATTGTCAAATAATCAGCCTGACCAACCCCACCGGCATAGGGAATGCCGTATTGCGCCGTAACGTCAGAAACAAAACCAACCCAAATAATGCGTGGCGTACCCACACCAGTGGTGTTTTCAATTTTGATGTATGTACCAGCAACTAAAGCAGTGATAGGTGACGCATAGCCAGTCGGGTAGCGCATCTCAATCGTGCCAACACCCGACTTCACCTGATCTAACTGTGCCTGCCTACCAATGCTGAACTGAATGTTTTGCACATTAGTGAGGGCAGTCCAGCCAACCCCTACAGGGTCTGTCGAAAAGTAAGCCGTGTAGGTCTGTAAAGGCATAACTAGAAAATGTTGCTCACACGAATAGGTACAGAGCCGTTCTGCCTCATGTAAGTACGCAAAGCATTGACCACGGATTGAGGGTCGCCACCGTTCACATTGATAGTCACATTGTTGCCACCCATCTGGCCCATACGATCGAGAGGGATTACAGCCTCGGGCCCACGCTCACCGATCATGGCTAGGGTCGCGCTAGTGACAATGCCACCCTCAGCCAGCATCGGAATGTTAGGCACATCGAAGCCCTTGCCACCGAGGCCAGGCACCCAGCTCGGAACCTTGAACGAAAGTTTGCCGATGGTGTTATTCCAAAGGCTTGCGATGCCATTGAAAATGCCTTTATAGAAGCCGTAGAGCGTTTCAAAATAGCCTTTGATTACAGCAATACTGACCGATACGACTGTTTTTATAACACTAAAAACGCTGTCCACAATGTTGCGAAAGC